TCTTGGGAAGTTATTGAGTTTTTTGATGTGTAACAGCTTTTCACTTCGGTGGTCTATGTTACCTAACCACGCTAGCACTTACATTGGTTTTCACAAACGGCTAGTGTTCTAATTTAATACCATAATAAGTGATTTAAAAAAGGGCAGTTAATGAGGGTAATAGGACTAGATGTTAATCTATCCTAAAACTTTATTTATTACCTACTAATAGAAGTAGAACTCAAAAACTGCCCATAAAACCAACCTCACACAACGAACTAATCGGCCTCTTTACATGCATTAGCGATTAGCAATGATAATAACTGGATACTTATTAGTATTGGTAAAGGATCTTTACCGTTACTAACAAATGACCAAGTTATTACATCGCAAATCACAAAGAATGCAAGTAATAGACCATTAAATGTCAATCTGTCCATTTTAATTGGTTTTTAAGTTAAACATATGTTTATTGTGAGCCTTTTATAGTCCTACTCAGGACTTTTTATAATATAGATTGCAGTCGTCATATTCTTCTGATTTAACGGTCAGAACCATTTTGACTTAGAATTGGTGTCTTATATTACTAGGAATGCGCCAATAATCCATTACAATGCAGAATGGACTTACAATCTAAATTATTCAAAAAATAGAATAAATATTCAAACCTAAATTTGCTATATCGGTAAAACAATTGTTAACAAAAACGATGAAGATAGGGTTGACGTGTGCCAACCCTTAAAAACTGTTAAGGCTATATATTTATTCCTTAGCTGTTTCTTCTTCTTCGTTTGTGATGTCAACATAGACGCCTGAAGATAGGTTATTGTTAAGATTATTTAACGCCGTTTCTTCAGCTGTTAAATCCTCCGCCCAATCTCCATTTTCATCAGCTAGACCAATAACAGTAATGAAATTTTGTTTTATCAGTTTACCCGAATTCGAGTAAAACTGTATGCGCTTAACTTCATCGTTAATATCTTTTAACGGAATTTGTTTGTAGCACAAATCAAGGCTTAAACAATCGTCTAGCTTTTTGTTTCGTTGTTTCTCTGTTATTTCACCCGTTTCAGAATCTAGTGTTAATTCTGTCATAGGCTCGAGGACTTCGTCCCATTCTTTAACGTCGTTATCATCAACTGGGAAGATACATTTTGTGAGCGTAATATTACGAGCCTTTGCGGCTGCAATATTAACTTTCAATCTACCTGTTTTTGGGTCTTTTACCGTTTTTTTAGCATCTTTATCGCCTTGAATACCTAACCAAGTGCATACAAAAAAATCCGGTTTACCTTCGCGCGGTTTGCGCATTTTGGTTTGTAAATAACACAACATAACGTTTAAATTTAAAAGGTTTGAATTTTGAATTTATAAGTGTAAGAAAAACCCGTTAGTCAAACTAGCCGACTAGGGTGTTCCCTACCGATACTAGATACAGGGGAGTAATCCTTTGCTGGTAATCACACGCACAACCCCTTTCTAAATTTTTATCCCCCAAAATTTTTTATAATATTTTTTGTTAAATAATGTTAAATTTCTGTAGTTAAATAGCTTTAAACATTATTAATAAATGTTAAAGG